TCCAATGGAAGTCAGTGGATTACGGACCTTACTGGGTATTCAACCAGTCAGGTTAACGTAGCCGGCGGTAAGGCTGTCGCCTTAACTGCTCCCACGCGGGCAAACGCATCGTTGGGACCAGCTCTTGGTGAGCTGGTCATCGATGGGCTTCCAAAGCTTGCTTTGGAATCCTTTCACACTGTTGAAGGCTTTCTCACTGCTTTAGCGAGAGGTCATCTTAGTGTACAGTTCGATTGGGCTCCGTTTATTTCGGACCTTCGATCTGTGATTACTGCTCTGCTAAATGCTTCACGCATTTTGCGGCAGTACCAACGTGACTCCGGCCGTGAGGTTCGGAGGGCGTTTCACTTTCCCTTGGAGACGACCACAATGTTCAATCAGACGAGCTCTTCGAGCCCGTCTCTTTGGATTGCTGGTCAAGCTCAAGGGGCTGCTAACGGTCAGTTAATTCGTTCGACCGCTAACAGCAGGGCAACTCGTATAGACCTTCGTGAACAGAAGGTCTATTTCAAAGGGGCTTATACCTACTATCTTCCCCCAAATAAAGCCTTTTGGGATAAGATTAGTTGGTTCGAGTCGCAGGCTAACCACCTGCTAGGTCTGGAGTTAAATCCAGCCCTCCTTTGGGAGTTGACCCCGTGGTCCTGGCTCATCGACTGGAAACTGCATATTGGTAGATTTCTTCAGTACCATTCGCAGTTTCACACCGATGGGCTTGTCCTGCGATATGGTTATCTTATGGTCCAAACGACCAGAAAGAACACCATATCTCTTTCCGAGTACGATTGCTGTATTCAAGGCAATTGGACTACGGTAAAGGGAATCCATGTTTCGTACTATACAGTATTGAAACAACGATTCCGAGCAGGACCCTACGGATTCGGGATAGACTCTGCATCGTTTACCGACAAGCAGTGGTCTATCCTTGCGGCGCTCGGGATGACCCGAGCTCCCAAGAAACTTAGGAATGATGATTAACATTCCTAAGTTCCAGACCGTACCTTGGAACCGTACGTGTCTGGCTCCTACCTACATCCAGTAGGTAGTCCTCTAAGTCAAGGATAGTGCTATGTCGTTTGCTGATCCACAGTCAGTCACAATCGTCGGTGGTGCGGTTTCTCTTCCGAGAATCAGTGCCGGAGAAAACCGGGGCGCTTTTCAAAGCGCCGACGGTCTTACCCGACTCTCCGTTGCGCATGCCTACGGGCAGCGTACACGGCGTACCATCAGGCTTGACCTTTCTAAGGTCGCCGCGGACCCATTCGAGTCGACAGTCAACAACAAGTACAGCATGTCTGCGTATCTTGTTGTCGATGTGCCGACCGTCGGGTACACGACCGCGGACATTGTGACAAATTCAGCAGGTCTTCTGACCTTTCTGACTGCCACAACGAACGCGAAGCTCACCCAGCTTATGGGTGGCGAGAACTGACCAGTCTGATCGTCCGTACAGTCTTAGCATATGCTAAGATTGTAGCTCTCATAGCTCTCATTGTAAGAATTGTTCAACAATTCTTCAATGGGAGTAATGGGAAGGACGGTCCGACTGACCTGCCTGGTTAGCAGGTAGGATCAGCAGGCATGGCTAGGGAAGGCACACCTCGAAAGGGGAACCTTGAAAAGCCCGATGCTATTCTTGCAACAGATCCTCCAAGACTTGGAGGATCTATGCGGCACAAGCACCCAAGCTGATCTAAAAGAGATCAGCCGGCGGTACGAAGGTGAGGGGTTATCGTTTTTAACGATAACCCTACCCTCCTTTGGAAAGGACTTCGAAAAAAGTCTAGACCAAGGGAGAGTCACTCGCGATCTTTTCCAGGGATTTACCTGGAGAAGGGGTCTCCCCCGTTTATTCGGAGGTTTCCTGGAGTGTGTCTTCGACCGAAAGGGTGGATGGTTACTGGATGATCCATCGATCCCAGCCATCATCGCGATACGTCAAATTACTTTGATGTTCGCGAAGTTGGATTTGCCTTGCGCCAGCTGGCGCATAGACAAGGCGATCGATGGTTACATGCAGTGTGAGCAGGACGTTCGAGTCGCTGATAGAACCATTCCTGATCATTTGATGCTCAGGTTTAAATCTATCGGCAACTTGCTTTGGAGTGAAGTCTTTCAGTCCGTAGATGAGGACATCTTCTACGGTAGACTTACTCCAAGGCATGGGCCTGGGTCCACTGCTGAGCACCTTAGCAGCAATGCTAAGTGGCTCATGCAGGAATGGACCCTTCGCCTGGAGAGGTACTTCCCTCACTGGGAATATCTCGTCTCGGCTCCATGGCCCCACCTCCTCGAGCAAATCGAGGGTGTGAACGTCCTCGAACCCGGTCAGGAACGACCCGTTAGGGTCATTACTGTACCTAAAACGCTCAAGACACCTCGTATCATTGCCATCGAGCCTGCTTGCATGATGTTCATACAGCAGGGTATCCTCGGTAGCATTGAGCGAGCACTGTTCAGGACTAAATTCCCTGGACAGTTCCTCCGATGGGATGATCAGACGCCTAATCAGGCTCTGGCACTCGAGGGATCCAAATATGGAGACCTCGCTACGCTCGATTTGAGCGAAGCATCGGATCGTGTCTCGAATCAGCATGTACGTGCCCTTCTAGGTAACTTCCCCAACTTACAAGGCGGGGTTGATGCCTGCAGGTCACGGAAGGCTGATGTACCTGGACATGGCGTTATTCGCCTGTCCAAGTTCGCGTCGATGGGTTCTGCTCTTTGTTTTCCGTTCGAGAGTATGGTGTTTTTAACCATCATATTTCTCGCCATAGAACAAAGAGCTAACCATCCCCTGACCAAGAAAGAGTTAAACAGCTTTCTTGGTAAGGTGCGCGTCTACGGTGACGACATCATCGTTCCTGTAGACTACGTGTCCTCAGTGATCCAAATGCTCGAAACTTTTGGGTTTCGGGTAAATCGGAGCAAGAGCTTCTGGACTGGCAAATTCCGGGAGTCTTGCGGGAAGGAATACTATGATGGGAATGATGTTTCCATCATCCGACAAAGGTCGGTTTTTCCTTCCTCACTGAGAGACGTAGAGGAGATCATCAGCACTGTCGCTTTCAGGAATCACCTTTATAAGGCTGGTTTCTGGAAGTCAGCTGCATTCATCGATCGGTTGTTCGATTCCATTGGTTTCGAATTTCCGATTGTTGGAGATGAGTCTCCTGTGTTGGGTCGCTCTAGCCTTCTGGGATTAGACCCAGATTCTAGTTGGCTAGATGAGCATCTTCACGCTCCCTTTGTTAAGGGATATGTGGAGAGCTCTCGTCCTCCTAAAGATCCTTTAGGAGAGTACGGCGCCCTCATCAAGTGTTTGGTTAGTCTCGAGCTCAGAGACCCTGAAGATTTGCCAGTCTTCAGCGAACACTTGCTACGTTCTGGGCGGCCTTCAGTCCGTCGCATCAAACTGAAGGGGGCTCCCGCCGTTTAGGTGGGGGTCGAGCAGCCTGGTCTGCTCGATGAGGAGAC